GACGATCTCAAGAATGTGCTAGCCATATTTGACTTAGCAAGCGGTAGGGGGGCATTTCGTGGACCCGAACTCGAAGTTATCGGAAAGCTTTACACCAAAATTAACACATTGGTACAGGTGGCATCACCTGTACCACCTGTGCCACCATCACCCGATGCAGCAAACCCTAAGGTATAAGGAATAATAAAATGGCAGATATGATGAAGCATACAGGTGTAATTAATAACACCGGAAAAAACGTAGTAGTAGTGTTTATGAGCCTACCGGACGATCCAGAATATTCATTGGTTGTTGATACCGATGCATTGCCTGATAGTTTCAATGATACATTGCGTAAGATTGTCGAATCAGTAGACGGGCAAAATGCACAGAACTTGGCAGATATTCTAGGACGGCGAATGACACCAGATGGTAGTAATACAACCATCTTACAGAAGTTGCATCAAGCAGGACGTTTACAGAAGGTAAGTGTTGATTTGATTTCAATGACACCGCGTCGTGGACTTAACTGGCCGCTACGTCAAGTACTAGATGCTATGAAGCAAAATGAGAACACCGAAGCTGCTAACCTAGATGATCTCGATCCAGAAACACGAGCACAGGTTGTTAGCGAATTGGGCAAGTTTAATGTCCATGCTACTAACCAAGAAGGGACCACCGCCGAAGGACAGAAGCAAGAAGCCGCTGGTTTATTGAAGATGGCTGAGTTGCTAGAAGCTGATGCAGCTACTAAACGTAACCGTGCCTATAGGTTAGATCCTAGCTTGAACAAGAAGAACAAGCCTGCTGAAAAGGTTCATGTTGTTACAAAGGCCGAAGCAAAGACTAAAGCACCTAAGGCTAGTACTAAAACAGTCAAGGCATAAATTTAAACAAAAATATAGGCCGAATTTCTAGTTCGGCCTATATTCATGATTACACTGCCATCGGTGCGGTTAACGACGGATAGCTTTCATAGTCGACCAACTTAACATCATCCATTGTAAATTGATCTATAGATTTAATCTTAGAATTAATCCATAGTCTAGGTAATGGCATAGGAGTTCTTGTTAACTGTTCTGTCACTTGTGACAAGTGTGACTTATAGATATGAGCATCGCCGATCGTTAATACTAAGTCTGCAACACCCATATCACATACATGTGCTATCATATGAGTAAGTACTGCATAGCTTGCAATATTGAACGGATTCCCTAAAAATATATCGTTAGATCTGATATATACCTGACAACTCAAATTATTATCTCTAACATAGAACTGTGTTAACAGATGACAGGGTGGCAATGCCATCTGATCTAATTCGCCCACATTCCACGCAGTTAGTATATGTCGTCTACTGTACGGATCATTCTTTAATCCATCTATCAGAGTTGCTATCTGGTCAACTGATCCGTTTTCGGTTTTCCAGTTACGCCATTGAACACCGTATATGCGTCCAGCATCACCGGGATACTTTGCCTTATGTGTCCAATAGTCTGCATTTGCATTAGCAGTCCATATGGTCTTGTTAGCAGTGTCTCTAGACCCATATTGTATTTCTGCTAATCGTCGTTCGTCGCCGGATCCTTCTAAGAACCAAAGAAGTTCTGCTAACATGGGTTTCCATGCTAACTTCTTAGTAGTGATGGCAGGAAAGCCTTCTCTAAGATTGAATCGCAATTGTTCGCCAAATAAGCTAAGTGTACCTGTGCCAGTTCTATCAGAACTGTCTGTGCCTGTTGTTAATATCTTGTTTAATAGATCTAAGTAATTTTGCATGCATATGTCCTAAATATTTTGTTGCGGCCATACGATTGTGTCTGGAGGGTACAATCTCTGGTCCATGAGTTTATATCTATAAATGTATCACAGTCGAATATCGATTGAAATAGTGTTATTAAAGCTTCGTGGATTAGATGTCGTACAGCCATCAATAACGTCGGGCCGCCTATAACAAATATGTCTTTGTTAGGATTAGTAGCTTCTAATAGTTTAAGTTCCTGTTCGATGTCATTACGAGGAATAACTTTATCAGCACCTACAAATAGGTCTGGATGTTTGTCACTTACGACAACGTTGTACCTATTAGGTAGTGGTGTTGGCATATTAACATCGGCCCATGTATTGCTACCCATTACTACGATTTGACCCACTGTGTTCTTTTTGAACCAAGCCATATCTTGTTTGTCATACGGCCAAGGTAGCGTACCGTCTACACCCATACCACCATTTAAATCCATTGCGAATATAGCTTTAATCATACTATATTGTGTAACGTATTATAGTTCAATGCAATTAACGTGAACGCTTTTTTGGCTCTGCTTTAACTTTAGCTTTAGCTTTTGTTGCTTTTATTTTAACAGTTTTTGCTTTCGTTGTTGCAGCTTTGGCTCTTTTAACAGGTGCTTTATCCTTAGCAATCTTGAAAATTTTCTCAGGCATTGCAGCAACGCTTTCTACAAATTCTAAATCCAATGGAGGTAAACTATCAAATTGTGATATAAAGTCTGCTGTCCATGCAGCTATGTCTCGCTTAATCTTATTAAAGTCTAAACCTATTCGTGCACTTTGTATCTCACCTGTTCCCGGTGGAAGATAACGAGCCTGCGCAATTAATGCTGCAAAGTCTTGTGGACTTACACTGCACTTATTGCCGTCTTTCATTATAACTGTAACCTTTTTAATGTATTTTGTAGGCGGCTCCGCCTCTAAAATAAGGCTATCAAATATTTCGTCCCATACTGTATCAGCAGGTTTTTTAGCTGTCATGACAACCACCCTTTGTGATTCAACATGATTATTTATACCGCCGAATGCTCCCCAATTCATGTACTTATTACTCCATTGTTCTTAGTCTAACAATCCTGATAATTCAGGAAAGGTTTCTTTAAAATTTAAGTTGCGAGTTTTATCTATCAGTTCTATCCACTCTTTAGTTTCCGGGAGTCGTTGACTCCAGTCTTCCTTATTCATGAAATCTACCATACTACGCAATCGTTTCTTACCGTATCCGGCATTATCAAACTGTTCTTTAGTGACATTGGCAGAACCAACTGCCAGTTGCCAATTGTCGTCTAACCACTTATAGAAGTCTTCAAATTTATCCGATACTAAGTCTTTCGCCCAACGTGGCAAGACCTTAACATTTAATTGTGGTGGCCAATATGCGAAATGCCAATTAATCATTCCTGCTCCATTTGGCCATTGATTGAACTTCTTAAAGTTTTGCTCTAGTTTCCATTTAATGAGATCCGGTACATATAAAATATTCAACGCCATTACTGTAACTGCTGTAGTAACTGCAATGTTAGATCCTGTTGCATCTAACTTGTGCATGTTAGCTACTAACGAATCCCAATTACTAGGATATCGTATATAATCATTCTTGCTACCCAATGCATCTACCGAGAAATGGAACTTTATATTCTTAAACTTGTCCCATACTTCGAATAGTCTATCGGGTAATTCTACTGCATTACTGTTATACCGTAGTTCTATCTTATCAGCATAACCTCGACGTGCCACTTCTTCTAATAGAGAATAGTGCTCCTCGATGATAGTGCTCTCGCCACCGGCGAAATACAATTGCTTCATGTTAGGAATCTGATCATATAGTTGATCCCAAAACTCGGGGTTGTTCTTATGCCAATTGTAATTAGCACCGTGTAGCTTTCCTTTATTTTCCCAACCACTACTATTCTTCAAATTAGCGTTTGTTATTTGCGGATATATTGTATTCCAATCTTTTACCCAAGAACTGCTATCATGGGGGCTGCACATTGTGCAGGCCAGTTGGCATTTACTTCCAAGTCTTAGATCGATGTATCTTATATTCTGCTTAGCATATCCGTCTTCTTGAACACCGTCTAGAATACTATCGAGGCCTAGTTCACTTACCCAATATGCTGTTTCCCAATTACGTTTACTTTGAACTCCGGCATCTTCTTCTTTATAACACTTGAGGCAGCTAGGTGGCTTCTCGCCACGCAACATTGTCGTTCTGATGTTGCGCATATAATCATTGTTCCATGCTTCGTTTAATGTAGTGTTGTTTAAATTAGCAGGAAGACCGTTGTTCTGTCTAATAACACCTACCTGACCGCCACTACCTTTAAACGAGCTATCGGGTGATTGAACACTGCTAGCATTAGCAGTACAACAAACTCTCATAACACCGTCTGGGCGGGTACTAAGATGTATCCATGGTAACGCACAAAATGTTTTACTAGGTAAATCTGTCACTTAAATTGACTCCCAAACGCATCAAAGCCTGATCCGCATGTCTTGGCACATACTTTTAATTTGCCATCGGCAACACTTGGCTTCTGCCAACTATTACTTATCTTTTCGAAGTATTGGCCTTCTACTATATTCTGTATGCCGTGTCTAAATGCACTAACATTCTCAATGTCATCGTCGATCAACGTCCATATCTCGCTTTTCTTATATTCGAGATACCATACGTATAATTGATTAGCAGTCCAACAGCATGGGAAAACAGATCCGTCTGCAGATATATAAATGCTCTTGTCTTCTGCAACCTTGCATTTCACACAAGTTTGATTTATGTAATTTTGCATATCACCAAACTTATCGACTAACGCTTTCTCGTTGGATAGACTGTTATTATGGTATTCTGGATTTACGGGTTTCTCTATATAATATTCAACATTACCATTACGTGACCAAACTTCTTGTTTATCCTTGCCTTCTAGCTTTGTATTACTAAAGAATCGGCCTGTCTTCTTAGTACGGAATTGTGTAAAACCCATATCAACACTTAACTGTCTAGCTTCTTCGATTTGGTGTTCATTATGCTTAAACACAATGTATTCCCAATGTGCCTTACCGCCTGCTGCTATAAATGCAGTTACGTTATCAACAATCTTATTCCAGTGGGTCCCACGGCGATATAGATGATTTGTATCTTCTAGTCCGTCTATGCCAAATTTAACATAGTCCCATTGTTGATTTAGTATCCCACCTAGCTTTGCCCACCAGCTTTTACTTCTAGCGCTACCGTTTGTATGTAACCCCAATTTTATTGTTGGATTTACCTCACGAAGCCACTTAAATACCTCTAACGTATCGTTAGCAGCGATCGGGTCTCCGTTGTTCCCACACATATATAACCGCTTGATTTGTTTGACGAAATTTTCCGGAAATATAGCTTTTATATCAGCTAATGACAGCTCTGTTAAGGGTAACATATCGTTAACGGGGCCGCCGAATTTATTGCGGGCGCACATCGGGCAACTCGCATTACATTTTGACGTAATTTCTAAGTGTACTGATTGGATGTCGGCATAGTTGTATATCATTGCTCAAAATTTTATGGTATAAAGCTGTTATATCAAAGATATAATCTAGTTATCCAACAATAATTTTACGTCAACACCAGGCCCGACCTTACTAGGCAAGTTGCCATACTGATCTATATACCATGACACAACAGCCTTATACCAAGCAACGCTATCATGATGGGCTAGTTTATTAAACTTCACTAGCTCATAATTTCCCATGCCACCACTAGATGATAGGACACGGGCTGTTTCTTTTTGTAGTTCACGAACCGACAACGTATCTATCATTTGTACCCTATCATCATAAACCTTGTATATTTTTGATATACACGACTATCTGCATATAATACCGTTGTTAACGGATACATTCGTTTAAATTCATCTATGCTATTAATACAATTATTATGTTGGTCGTTATCAACCCAATTATTATTTTGAAGAATGACTAGTTTGCCCGTGGGTATATTAGTGAACCACTTATCGTCATTGCCCATATGGTCGCAACTTGTATTAATCACAGTGTCAGGTGTTTCTGTTACCTCACATGAATCACCCGCATGCCTGAGAAGATCATATTTAAAATTAGTATAATATAACGTATTCACATCAAGTGTGGCAGCTTTGAACTCCCAATTGGATTTGACATATGGCTTATTAAGAATCTCTGCCAATGGACGGCAATTGTCATCTATATCAAAACTTCTAACATAGAATATACCAAGTTCCTGTTTCTTTAACAACATTAGATAGCCGAGTGTGCCTATCCAGCCACACAATGTCCAAACGTTATTCAAATGTAGTCCGAGATCAATAACAGTATCTACCAACCACAATTTGCTATTAATTTGACCGCAACTAAATGCATCAGAGATAACAACATGCTCGGAACTTTTATGATCAACTATAGTAAAATATGTTTTAACAAAGGCTGCATGATCAGGTACTATATCCCACATCCTATGTATGTCTACCAAATGTTGTTTATTATTTTTGAATCTAACTAACAAAGAGTCTGGCCATAATTTAATAATGTCTTGCATAGACGATCGTTCAACGTCTGATAATGTAATTACAAAGCTTATAAATTCAGGATGCTTGTTTAACAATCCTAGTATTGACTTAGACCATGACAACATAGTAAAAAATACTTTTCTGTATTGAGCGTTATCTTGTATCGTTAGTATATGTTGCATTACAAACAGATTCTTATCTATCATACCTAAACATGCAGGTGACCAATTTAACAATTCTATTAGACAATCACGGTCAGTAGCATTGCACGTTAATATAAACTCAAATATGCCATCGCTGGATGCCAGTCTATTCAGAATCGACTTGTCATATAGATATAATTCGGGTACATTCATGTTAACATAAACCCCGACCGTTTAGGATTAACATAGACCATCTTGAACCACATACTGTCTCTGTCATCAAACTCTGGTATGTATATATTATATTCGTCCGTCAATTGTATACCTAATGCAATTGCCTCTTGTTCGGGATTTGACTCTTTCAACGTTTCCCACATATTAACAAACCACGAATAGTCATTTATGACAGTATGCGGAACAGTATTCGTTATTCTATCTACTAATGCCATTCGTGCACCGACTATTGCCCATATACCGTTTGCTTTATCTCTGCCGATCGTTGCCCACGTCATAAGTCTACTAAGATTCTGCTTAGGTATTGTTGTCCATTGTGTTCTAAAGTCTGTCAATGGTTTACCATCAACATATCCCATCTTGGTTCCTTCGCGATAACCTGCGCGCCATGCCTGAAATGCACTGCAATTATTAACAGTACTGCTAGCTAAGAAGTCTTCTTGAAAGTATCGTATATCCCAGCAAAAGTCTGTGCCATTACTAGTAGACTCATGTGTCTTGCTAGAAAGATATGTTGCCTTGTCCCATACTTTTACACCACCGTTACCGTATTCTAATCCATTAATAGCATTCTTACTTTTAAAACTAAAACAAACGTCAGTCTTATTTGTATCATCTAACGTATATGTCAGAAGTCCATCATTTAACCAGTTGTCACCATCTATAGTAACGAATCTATGTGTCTTGCTTGCTAATGCACAGGTTCTATGTACAGCATCAAAACCAACTACACCGTGAACTCTTTTAGCATTTGGGATTAGTTCTAATACACGTTTCCAATTGGCGTCACAATTAGGTTCATCAAAACTAATATAGAATATATCTAAATCCTGTGGCGTAAATGACGTCATGGAAAATCTTTCGTAAACATATGTTGCAACCATCTATAATCATTTATGTGCATTAGATTCTCAAGGTTATCTTTATTCTGTTCACCATATGCCCGACCAGAAGACGCACCTTTTATAGCGTAGTCACCGAACATCCTAGTAAGGCCGACAGTACACCAAGTTGTAAGGCGCGCAACAGTTTCGTGGTCTTTTTGATTATCTATAACTTTACTAGATAACTTTGCGCATTCTCTGAATGCAGCACGCCAAGTATTAAATGGGTCAGTGTCGAACCGTGTTATGTTACTCTTAACATTAACTACATTATATCCTGTTGTAGGTAAGCTGCTAGTCATATCTGGTTTTATGTTGTTAAAGTCCATCACCAGAACATTGTTGCGCGGCATTAACTTTACTGCGCCATAACCATATACTAAATCATTGACTGGGTTTTGAGCCCTAAACACATGAACTATGTTACTAACCTCTACCGGATAATCAAAATGGAAATCTTCTAATATTTCAGCATCACCATCTACAACATAGAACATTGGAGTTCTAACCATATTGGCTGCTATATAGTGCGCATTATGAATGCCAGATATACCATGCAACCGTTTTGTGCGGCCAGCAAACCTGTTGTCTAAAGATTTCCAGTTTATTTCTGCGTTTAGTTCTTTGTAACTTATGAATACGATGTCATACATGCTGCAATTTTAATGTATCAAGCAGCATATGTCTATCGAGTTGTGGCAAGTCTGCTAACATTAATTCCGAATCAAACTTGTTACGTAGCCAGTCAAAATCGTTGATAAGTTGTAAGTCCTCTGTTGACGTACATTGTGTATAATAATCCAATCCGGCTCTTGCTCCCATGACAGCAAATATAGCAAATGGTACATCGTTTGATTTTGTAAGCCATGTTAGTAATCTATCTATGCTTGCAGGATTTTTAGTTGTAGCGATATCGCGTGATAATTTTACTGCTTCTCTAAACCCACTCTTCCAACTATCATATTGCGATACATTAAATTCAGTTGTTGCAACCACTTCCTCTATAAGTTTCATGCTACCTACAGTAGTTGTTAAGTCTAGCCAACTACTGTCAAACTCTAACAGTATATTCTTCGGCCATAATTTTATAGCACCGTATCCATACACAAGATCGTTAACTGGATTATTAGTATACCATACATGCAGATATTTTCTGTCCCAATCGTTTACATGAAAGTCGAAGTTAAACGAGTCATGTACTATCGTATCGGCATCTATGGTCCAGAACATTTTAGTACAAGACAAAATAGCACATCGCTTGTGTGCATTATGTATGCCAGTTATGTTTTTAACATGCTTAGCGTGGGGAAATCTTGTGGCAAGATTCTGCCAGTTCTTTTCTGCATTAACTTCGCCGTAGCTTATAAAGAATAAGTCATACATCAGACATCGCCGTAAAGTGTGACAATATACTAGTGTCATTATAATAACGACTTGGATTTATATACACCGACTTAAAGAATTTACTTTGCGATGCATCCAAGTCTGCCACAGCTAGCCCAAGATGTGTTCTTAATTCGTGCCCTAATTTTGTAGACTCAGTAGATACATTATTGTCTGCTACTGTTTTCCAAAACTCATTGAACCATTTATAGTCACGTATAGATGTATAATCCCATGTTGTAAGATTGCACATCTGTACACCAAGTCTGGCACCATATACTGCCCAGTCACCGTTCTCAACATCTGCGCCGACACTGCACCATATAGACAATTTGTGTCTGTTATGGGTCCATAGGTTGTCCATCAAGGTATTCTTGTCAACTCGTTCACCGTTTAATAATCCCATCTTGACTCCTTCTCTGAAGCCAGATCTGAATGCTTGATACGGACTAGCATTAATCATAGTTGTGCTATAACATCCAAATTGATCATGATACTTAGTATCCCAACAGAAGTCTACAGCACTAGTTGTTCCTGTACAGTTCTCATGACTATTCATGTTGTATACAAATTTCTTACTCCAAAGCTTTAATCCACCATTACCGTATACAAGGCCGTTCACTACGTTACGTCCAGACCATGACCACGCATGATCTTGTTGGTTGTCTTCTATGTTAATTTTACAGTTCATGAATGTATCATGCACAAGGTTGTCACCGTCTACTGTTATAAAAAACTCAGTCTCACTTGCGTCAGCACATGCCCTATGAGCAGAATCAAAACCTTCTACCCCATTCACACGTTTTGCCCACGGCACTTTGTTGATGAGATCGGCATACAAATGTTCTGCGTTAGGTTCATCGTAACTTAGAAATATGAAGTCAAACTGATTAACGTCGTACTGCATGGTACCCCACATATATGCTATAATTTGCAGTAATGGTTACTGGGAATGTCCATATACCACTAGTATTCTTGTCAGCACTCGATAAGGTGTATGTTTCT